GCTAAGGCCTACTTGCACACAATTCTTTATCCAAAATTCTTTAACATAACCTGCTCCGAATTTAACTTTTCTGCCAATTTTTAATTCGTCTGAAATGTTAAGATTGTCTTTATAATGTTTAGAAACTTCAGCATATGCTTGGTCTTCATTTATAAAACTGTCGCAGAATACATACCCGTTACCGTATCGTTCTTGTGTGGGAATACGCCATACCCATCCGCTACCTAAAGCAGTTGCTTCTGTGTATGATGGAATGTCTTCAGTATATCCTGTAGGGAATGCTATAGCAGAATTCATAGGCAATTGATCTGTGCAATCCACCCATTGTGTTCCTAATGCAGTTCCTATTATTCTTCTAAATCCACTAGAGTCTATGTAAAAATCATAAGCATGTGAATTTCCTTGTTTGTCTTTAAGCTCTTTTACATAGCCTTGATCGTCAAAAATTACCTGTTCAACTTCTGTATCTACAAAATTAATTCCTCTTTCTCTGCATTTTTTGTGTAAGAAATCATTAAGTTTAAATGTATCAAAATGATATTGAGCTAAAATATCATGCAGCGGCTCTACATGACGACTCTGTTGACTCAAAGCCCACGACGTATCTAATGGATCTAAATTTTGACCTGCCATATAAATCCATGTAACTGGCAATCCGCTTTCTTTAGAATGATGGCCGTATTGCTCACTAATACTGTGAAAATAGCTAGTCTTATCCCCGTGCCAGTCTGTGAATTTGATACCAATTTTAAATGTAGCACCACATTCTCTAATTAATTCTGGAACAGAAATTCCTACATGTTCGATAAATTTTTTCCAATGCTCTGTAGATCCCTCACCTACACCGATGATACCTATTTGACTAGATTCAATTACAGTTACTTTTAATTCTGGATAGGCGTGTTTAAGCATCAGTGCAGATACTAGTCCGCTGGTTCCGCCACCAACTACACACAGCGAGTCTATCATAATTTATATTCCATACTAGAGCTACTCATTTTTTTAACATAGTTTATAGCTTCTCTACAAGTCATCCATCCTTTAATAGGTTCTTGTTCAACTTGTTTTAACAATTCTTCGTCATGCTGTCTAAAATGACCGTAGTATTTTTCATATCTTTCTTTGATACTAGCCGTGTCGAACATACGTAGTCCGTGCATGACCTGTATCCAGTTTAAACAATCATAAATTCTAAAATTACTCATTAGCCCGTCTTCGGGCAATAACATTTGATTAACAAAATTCTTTTTAAAATTTTCAAGATTTTCTTTGTTAAAATCGGTCATAGTCATTTCATTTTTGCACCAACGCCAAAACTCTGTATCATTTCGTTCAGTGAAATAATGCAACTGAATAAAATCTAAGATATTCAACATCATATCGTCCACCACGCGATTGTATTCTTTAATAGTTCCGGTATCTTTACGATCCCAATTCCATATAGATGCTGTTAATAGTTGTAACTGTTTGATAGTTGTAGAAATACTTGAAGCTTCTAATGGCTCAACAAAGTTACTGCTAAGACCTATGCTGATACAATTTTTAATCCACGCTTGATTAACTTTGCCTGACGTATAATTAATCTTACGACCAATATGAATGGTATCTTTAAAATGTTTTTGTATTTCGTCGAGCGCCTGTTGTTCGGATATAAAGTTGTCGCTAAAAACATAGCCGTTACCAAATCTATCTTGCACAGGACTACGCCAATGCCAACCGGCATCCATGGCTTTAGCTAAGGTATACGGAGGTATTTTTTCTTCGTAGGCTGTCTGAAAAGCAATAGCAGAATTTAATGGAAGATATTTTGACCAATCAACCCATTCGGCACCTAGCTTAGATGATATCACACGTTTAAATCCGCTACTGTCTATGAAGAAATCTGCAGAATATTGATTCCCCTGATCATCAACTATTGAAGTAACGAATCCTTCACTATCTAAAATAGGACCTGTGATTTCAGCATCTATAACTTTTATATGTAATGTTCGACATTTCTTTTCTAAAAAAGCATTTAATTTTTCGCTGTCAAAATGAAATTGATAATAATCAGTTAGGGGTTCTCTGACATATCCCTGCATAGGCAAATCCCAATGGAGCTTCTCACTACTAACGCCGTCGCCGATCATACGCATCAATGTATATGGAGCTCCGGAATAACTGTCCATCCAAATTAAAAATTCTGGAAGACTATGAAAATAGCTAGTGCCGTCACCGTGCCAATTTTCAAATTTAATACCAATTTTGATTGTAGCACCGCATTCATTAATGAGATCGATAATACTAATACCGACAGCATTGGCAAATCTAGTCCAGTGTTCTGTTGATCCTTCACCAACACCGATAGTGCCAATTTTTTTAGATTTGATTAATTTGATTTCTAGAGAAGGCATAGCGGTTTTTAAATATAGTGCTGCCATAAGACCAGCATTACCACCACCTAATACTATAACGTCATTTATCATTGATTATCCTTAGTGTTGCTTTTGAATCTGTAGCGAGGTTATGATTAATTTTTCCATTGGGCAAACTGTTAAAACTAATAATATATCTATTTTTATCACCTAGATGAGGCAAACTGCTGTGATACATCCAACTAGGAAATAATACTAACTTACCCGGCTCCGCTGTTACTTTATAAAACGGGTTATAGTCATATCGTAATACTTCTAGTTGTGCCTGTGTTCTATGGATGACAGGATCTTCAAACTCTGTCGGAGAACCTTCACTGAGATAATACACAGCACTCCACATACTCATAGAATGTCTATGCACATTTTGAAACATTTGATACTCAGCAAGAGCAACGTTAAACCATGTGCTGGTAATTTCTAAACTGTCACAGTCATATTTCATGTGATCTTTAACAGAATTTAAACATTGATCGAACCAAGCAAACAATTCTTTAAATTCTGGATGATTTCTAAGATCTACAATCATACTAAGTGTAGAAGTTTTTTTAATTTCTATATTGTCTAACTTGTCTAATTGTGAAATTAGATGCTGATTATCAATATTAGGATTTTTAAAGACAAAAACTTCCGTGGGAAATAGCTCTAAAATTTCCATTAAAATTCTACCCAACCTGTTAAAAGATATTTTTCTCCGCTGAGTGGTGGATTACCTCTGTGCGTGTGAGTAAACCCAGCTGGCCAAATAACCAACGTTCCTTGTGTGGCCGGAATTCTAACTCCTTGGTATAAAAATTCTGTTTCACCACCTTGTTCGATAGTATTAAGATAGAGTCCCCAAGATAATACACGACCTGCACGTTCTAGGCTGTCCGACTCAAAATGCCAGATATGATACCCTTGTCCGGGCAGTGTTTTTTGTAATTTCATCATGCGCACCTGATGCTTGCTGGCTTCAGATAATATGCTGTAATGCTCTACGTATTGGTTGTAACAGTTCCAAAACCGATCCATAAAATATGTGATAAAACTGGTATCCGGAGTGAATCTTAGGCTCTGCTGTTCTAAAACAAATACCGCACGATCGTTCTTTTTATGACTCGGAGCATCGCCTATTTGGACACGACTATAGCTAAGGTTTAGCCCAGCCATAGCTTCGTAATGATCTATAAGAACTTGACATTCTTCTGGAGTCATTACACCGTCGAATACGGCAATATCTTTGTTTAAATCCATGGTTAAAATATCCTGTAGGGTATTTATGTGTGTAGTTTTTAGCCGAGTTTAAACCAGAACACCGTTTTTAACTCCGCGATAAATATATAATCATAATGGATTTTAAATATGGCGACAGATCGTAACCCTATTCTAGACAGCGTAAGAATAATACCCAGAGAGCAGGAATTCCTAAACAGAAAGGTAGGCTCTCGTGGAGAGATCTTTTACGACCGTGAAGATAACGCTTTAAGACTGTTTGATGGTGTTGAACCCGGCGGTTTCGCCCTGCTAAGAGCAGATTTAACCAACGTTGAGGGAGTAATTGGAGCCCAGCCTAGCGCCACAGTTCCAGCTATAGCTCAGGTCGGAGCTATGTGGTTTAATACTACCAATGGTAGACTCTTTGTATACTACAACGATGGTAACAGCAATCAATGGGTGCAACCTACTTCTAGTTTTTATGATCAGCAAGGAACTCCTACTGCATTAGCATTTCCTGGTTCACCAACAGTCGGACAGACTGTTACTAACGGTGTAGATACTTGGGAATGGTCTGGCACTTATTGGGGTATTAAAAATCAAACAACTCTAAGTCTTACAGGACTTACAGTTTCTAATGTTATAGACGGACAAGTTGACAGCATATCTAATCATACTATATCTGCTCTCAGCGATGTGGGCAGCACAGCAGGTGCAGCCAACGGTGATGTTCTAGGATATGATACTGCTCAACAACAATGGTTACCAATAACACTATCATCAACATTTAATGGTGGAACAATCAGCAATCCATTATTTGTAAACAATAATACCGCAAGCACTTCATCAGTAACTGGTGCGCTAAGAGTATTGGGAGGAGTGGGTGTCGGTGGAGAATTATTTGTTGCGTCTAATATTAATGCTAGATTTAGAGGTGAGCTAAGACTTTGGGACAACGACAACACACAACACATTGGTTTCCGTGCCCCAACTAATGTAACAACAAACACAGTCTGGACACTTCCTGCCACAGACGGAACTATCGGCCAAGTATTGACTACTAACGGTTCCGGAACACTAAGCTGGGCCACAGTAACCAGCGGTGGTGGAGGTGGTGGAGCATCTAATCCACCTGGTGGCGCAGACGGAAATATTCAGTTTAATAACAATGGATCATTTGGTGGCACAGCTAATCTAGTCTGGGATGATGCTACCAATACGCTAGGAACATTTGAATTATATGTTAATTCAACAACAACCAGCACATCTCCTACAACGGGCGCAGTTATCGTCGACGGGGGTGTAGGAATTGGCGGAAGGTTAAATGTCGGAGGTCAAACAAAAGTGACAGCCAGCACAGCTTCAACATCAACAACTACTGGAGCCTTTGTAGTAACAGGAGGTGCTGCCATAGGCGGCAGCGTCCATGTTGGCGGGAATGTAAATATAACAACAAGCCCAACAGATCCATATCATGCAACAAATAAATCGTATGTTGATGCTAAAGCGTTGGCATTTTCAATGGCGTTCGGAGTTTGAGGAAAAATTAAATGGCAAAAAAATTAGTTAAAAATTATGTTTTTACACCTGGTAGAGGTTTAACCTATAACGCTTATCCAGATGCATGGCAAGCGATACACAATAATAGAGATTTTCTTCTTAGCGAAATCACATCTTTCAACACCAACCAGGTTGCCGACGCTACAAAATGTGCTAGAGACCTAGGATACATCATTGATGCATCTGTATTCGATATGGCTCTGGGCACAAATTATAATGCTATCTTCCAAGGACTAGCAGAATACAATTCAGACTACATTTCAGGAACAGTTATTAGAACTATCCAACGAACAAGAGATGAAATGTTAGGCAGAGCGGGTATAACTGGTGTAGCTACTCCTACAACAAGATTGACCAACTATTACAATGAAATTGTAGACATTGCACAAAACGGACGTAACGCTGCCGATGCATACACTTTTACAAATCCATCATTGGGTGTAACAACCAGTCAAATCGCTGCCAAAGACAAATTAGTAGCCAATGCCAACTTCATTGCTGCAGAAATCAATGCATGGGTGGCTGTTAATTACCCTGGTGCTGATCACGATCCTGCAAAATGTTCACGAGACGTCAAGTATGCAGTATATTCTTTTGCCTACGATATCTTATACGGTGGTAACAGTGCTACCTACGACAATGCAAGATTCTTCTTTTATTTCGATCCTGCATTAAATCCTGGGATTGATCCTACACACAAAGCACAAACAGTATCGGCATACGATTATCTGGCACAGATTCTAAGTCAGATCGTGCAAGGAACTTCAATCACCAAAAGCGCAGGCAATGCTTTGACTCAGGTTACTTCTGGAAATAATGCAAACTCTACTGATGCAACGACCATTTACAACCTAGCTATAGTTATCAAAGATGTTATCAACAATGGAACTAGTTCTCTTCCAGGAACAAGAACTACTCCGACATTAGCATCGTTAGGTGTATCAGCAGAATTACTTACCGCAGCCACAGCTATCGGTAATGCAAAGGCCGCAGTTATTACTTCAGTGAATGGATTTGCTGGTTATGTATTTGACACAGCAAAGTGTCGAAGAGATTCTGGATATGTTCTAGATGCATTACTGAGTGATTTAAGATATGGCGGCAATGAAGAAATTCGAAGAGTGGCTTCAAAATACTGGGACGGGTCAACTCCTCAGATCGATGGATCAAGATTGCCTGAATATGAAACATATCTATTTGTAACTGATCTAGTAAACAATTTTATCATCGATAATCTTGCTGTAGCAGATCTACAACAAACAGAAGAGCCTCAAGTTATTGACGGATCTTTAAATGGCGAAGCTGGTGCAAAAACTAGAGTAACAGACTTGCTTGACATTGTGGTTGATGTGATCACTACAGGTTTATCGGTATTGCCAACAGAGAATGTTCAATTAGCACGTATAGCGATTCTTGGTAAAATTGAATTAGAAGATTTACTACTGATCAGTAACGTTACTACTAACACAGTAATGTATAATTTTGCTGATCCAGAAAAAGGCGGAACAGTATTCTTCATCGATGAAAATACCGTAGACTATCCTCAGGCTATTACTACCAGCAACGGTGTTACTTATATCCGTGTAAAAACTGACTGCTACTCGATGAGTTCGTCGGACGCTATTCAAATTTTCTTAGAAAATTCTGAACTACGAGTTCGCCCTTATGATTTTGGAACAGATGCTATTGAACGTATGCGTGTGGCCCAACCACAGGCCATGCTTGACGCTGACTTTGAATACGGTCTACAGCCAACTAAGTGGCAGGCTATTGGTATGCAACGTGGCTATCCGGCAACCTTTGAAGTTTCTGCAACTGACGTTTCAGTAACTTCGGTTACTACTGATGCATCGACTGGGACCAGCGGTGTTGGTAGTTCATTGATCACTGTAACCACTAACGGAGCTCATGGATTTGCCGCAGGCACACCGATTACTATTAGAGCTCTTGCAGCTTCTATTACAGGTTTCAATCGTGCAGAAGGCACATTCTTGATCTATGATGTTCCTACAACCACAACATTTAGATATTATGCCAAGGCCAAAGTAGGAACCAGCAACGGACAGGTATTGGCGACCTCAACTACACAGCTAAGACAAGCATCATTTTACACAGGTGCTTCGGTCGGAACACCAACATTCACTGTTGCTTCAAACGGATCGAGCGGATCATTCCTTGCAACCATAAGAACAGAAACAGGTCAAAACACCATTGCATTTACAGGAACAGCACCTCCAGTTGGTGCACCATTAAGTGGTAGTGGAATTAACGCAGGCACACAGATCGCTGGTGTGTTTGGTGGTTCTAATTCAGACGGTATTGTTGACTACAAGTATGTAAAAACAACTTATTCGGCAGGTGCAACATCAATAGCGGTAGTTGATACCAACGATTTAAGTGCTGGTATGGCTGTAGGCAACGAAGGTAGTCCAAATTTATTAAGAGAAATTAGCGGAATCGTTGGCACCACTTTGGTTCTCAACGGTTCAGTAACAGTAGGCCACAAAGGTGATGAAAATACCTATACTGGTTCAGCAACACCATTAGCTGGAACCGGAACTGGTTGCCAATTAAACATTAGCGTTACAGGTGGCGGCTATAGTTTAACTTCTATTGCAGCAGCGGGAACTGGTTATGCTCGTGGAGATACTTTACGATTATTAGGCGATCAATTGGGCGGAACCACTCCCGATAACGATCTTTATTTGAATGTTAACTCTGTTGGCGCTGGTGGTAGTGTTACTTCGGCAACTATCGTCGAAGGCACAGGTGTTGGAACAGCCACATATAGCGGAATTTCCACAGGTAACGCTGGATCTAGAGGAACT